TCTGTGGAAGTTGACACAGCCACAGTGGTCATATTGTTCAGTGTCACAGATCCTGAACTGATAGCAGTGACAGTGGTGTTGGCAGGAATACCAAACCCGGTAACAGTTTGACCCACTGCAATCATAGAAGCGTCGGCAAATGTCAAGGTATTTGCAACAGCAGGTTGTCTTGAGATTTGAAACAGCGTTACACTGTCGTCCAGAACAGCTATTTGTTTTTGTATCAGTTGACGCTGGCCAACGGCATCAAACATAGAGAACACATAGGTAGCGGTACTGCTAACAGGCAATCGTTTTTGATCACTGTTCTTGAACTGTACTCTAACTTTGTTTTTGATTCCCTTTTGTATTTTTAAATCGTGCTGATACATAACCTGATTAACTCCTTGGACGCTGGGATCCAGATCTAATATTACGTCAAGATTATTTTGGTATAAATAGATTGGTAAACTCTGCATACAAGTATTTATTGATAATGTCAACACCCTCAATCTTCCAAACTAATTACCCATTCATTTCTTGTATCAAATCCAATGATATTGAATATGTAGGCATCATCATAAATCTTGATAGCTTTGTCACCAGCATGTACGATATTTCTGTGATCAAAGAGGACGATCAGAAAAAAATGTTTCTTGAAATGGGAGAAACATGGTGGTGGGAAAGCAATAGAAAAATACCAATCAATATTTTTCTCAAACAAGAAATGCAGTTTTTTAAATATGCTATCAAAACATTCAACAGCAAAGACATTGAATTAATTTTTGGACCAACTGTTAATCTCAGCGAAATAGCAGAAAAACGTATCAAACGTAAATCAATACAGCTGGTCAGGAATCCTCGGAGTATTCGTAGCTGATACGCTCGCAGATAAGATTTAGCTGTACAACAATAACCCCGGCATAGGAGATAGCATGAGCCTTTTTAAAGAAATAGGAATCTTCAGTCTTAACCCATATGTCATTTTTGATCGCTTGGAAGCCTTGGTCCTTGCATACTGGGACGAGATGTTTTTTGCCAGGTCTGATCAAGGCCAAGACCATAGCTAGTTCTTCTACACTAGATGGCTTGAGCTCTGCCAGTAATGTGTGATAGCCGTTGACATGAAATAGTTGATCACATATTTCTTTTTCTCCCAACAACTCCCAAACTGGTTCTGTATTCAGCAGATTGATCAAATGTTGTTCATTTTGGATACCATTATAGGCTCCAACATTCAAGAAATCAATTTTAAAATAGCCTTGTTGCTCGGCTTTTTTATAATCAATGCTGGCTTGTCCAGTTAAGGGATTGCGTGGAATCTCAGTACAGTATACTCCTGTGTTGTGTTTTTTAAACACGCCATTTTGTTCAATGGTGGCAGGAACATGCTTGATTATCTCAAGTATTTTATTTCTGTCCTGAAAGTCAATGTCAATGTCAGGCATTTTGACTATCACCTTTGCCTACTCTATAGTTGTCTTCCACCGAATCTGGCGTACTAACTTCGATCACTGTGCCTGCTTCGATACATTCCAGTTGATGTGGTACGCAAGGAGCATTGTGCCACACGCTGCCATCGTGTAATATTGTTTCTTGAACTTCTGCGGTAGTGGTGTCAATCCACCGAACAATAAATCGGCCTGATTGTATATACCAAGTTTCTTCTTTGTCTCTATGGAAATGCATGCTGAATTTTGCACCTGTGTTGAAGTTCATAAACTTTCCACAGTAGCGATCATTGGTTGCCCAGATGTATTCTGAACCCCAACCTTTGGGTACTAGTCCTTCTAATCTCATTCTATTCCTACCTCCTTACAAATTTCTTTTACCAAAGCCGAATCAGCTGGTACTTCTTTTAGTCTTTTGAGCCAATATGTTAATTCCAATGCAGGTGCAATCATATCCAACTGTTCATCATTCATCTTTTGTATCATGCTCTGCCCACTACGACTGTTCAATATTATCCAGGGGCTGATTTTTCCATTCAGTATATCATGCACAGCTCTGTTGAGACTCACATACAAAAAATAATGTTTGAACTCTGATCGATTTTCATCTGCCCAGTCCATCATGGTAGCCAAACTTCTCTGTACAGCAGACTCCACAGGCTCGTGTTTGATCATGTCATAGAGATATGATTCATACAACTCATCTCTGCACCAATGATCCAGTTTGACTCCACTCTTGATCACATAGTCAACAAATTTATCTGGGTACAATGGATTTACATTGTTTATAAAACTACCAAATTTTACAAAGGCATTGTAGTAGCTGGTATCGCAAAACTCCTCATAGGTTTTGTTTTTCTTGCCACCCTGTGCCAGACGCCAAAATCTATTGAATGCCATGTATCCGGCCTGTACACGCTTTTCATTCTTTTGCAGAGCACGACGCTTACGCTCGCACATGTGTGCAACCAGAGTTTTTTCTTTCATAAAACTCTTGCCACAATGCACACAGTTGTAAGGTTGTTCTGCTAGTCCTATCATTTGATTCCAAAATGCATTTTAATCATTTCTGCCGCACCGTTGGATGTGGTTTGTGTGGCATTGCCTTGAACACAAATATCCACACACTGTTGAACAATCAACTCGGCAAACTTTTCAGCTCGCTCATCGGGAAATGCAAAAGTCCAACTACCGCCTTCGAGTGGACGAGTTTGAGTTTTTTCCCATAGCTCTGCAAACTGTTTATTCATATTCTTTCCTTTGTTTTTTATCAAATCCAAGACTGTCAAACAGATTGGTTTTATCTTGAGCAGTCATTTGTCGTGCCAACATTTTAATCTCGGCCATTTTTATAGCAGGATATAAATCACACAATAGTTTTTCAATCTTGACTGCTTTTTCTTTTGAACCCATTTTAAGATACTGATGTTTCACAGACATTCCTGCGCCGGTGGCCGCAAACAACTTCCATAATAGTGCCTTGTGATTTTTACTTAGACTCCAGTGATCTTTGTTGACATTGTCATTGACTCGAGTCAAAAACCATTCTTGTATATCTCTATCACCATCACTGTTGCTGACATATCTCATCAACACATAAGGACTAAACACCTTTTTTTCTTCATCGGTTAGGTTATCATAAAAATCATAGTTCCTATGATCCACTGCGGATAACTCTCTGCCTATATCAAGTTTTGCTGCCATTATTCATCCTTGGGTGGCAAACCATTACTATGACGATCTGTGGTTTTTTCTAGATCTTGAAACAACCGTTTTTCTTGTGTGGTTAGTTTGTCTTTGTGTGTTTTACGCGGATTGCCGCACATATAACATTCAGGATTTCCACAGTCCATGGCATGATGTTTTACTAGACGATGCGGTTCTTTGATGTTTTGTTGATCAAAATGATTGTTAGACTTAGCAATCTTTACCTGCTTGTTTATGGCATTTGTATCCTTATGCCTGCGTGTAGAGTTTTTAATTTTATCGTCTTCGGTACTCATGCTATTCCTTACTGAGGTGATATATTATTTTAGCACGTTCTAGTGCTTCATGTAAAGCAGGATTTGTTTCAGCGGCACGCCGGATTTTACCCCATAGGTCTGCTTCGCGTAAATGTTCATGCAACGGTCGACCGTCAGGAGTTCTAGTGTCAAATTCCCCAAGTGGTCGACGAGTCACCGTTTTTCCACCGTCAGGGCTTTCATAAATCCATTGTGTCATATCACCAACATTTTGTATAATCAACCAACTCGCTTTGACGACTTACTTCTTTGACAAAATAAGCACAACTGGGTTTTGGTCCAGCATGTAGCGGAGTACACAGCAGTTGTCCAGGTCGCATCTTTGGAAAGTACCATTTGACATCTTGGTAAACATCAATGATGTCAATGTCCATAAATTCTGGTCTAAATCCTGAAATAGGGTTGAAGCAAAATGTACGGAATCCGCGATCATTCAAACTGGTCAATGGCAACACCTCCATGCTGGGGCCTTCAGGATCGCCTACAATGGTACACCAGTCCAAGGGCATGGTAAGTTCGTGATCACCTATTTTTAGTACCACAGCAGGGCCTGTAAAACTCTCTAAAAATATCAAAGGAATAAAAAAATAATCAGGTGCTGAACTATCACTGTTGTCTAATACAGCAAACCTCATATCATCATCTATTTCTTCAGGTAGTTCATTGAGATAAAATATTTTATCATCAAGTGTAAGTATTTGCATTATTGGTATTTGACCTTTTCGATTGTAAATGGGTAATGGGCTTCTTTGTAAAAACGCTTTCTTTCTGTAAGATGCCTTTTAGCGTATTTTGTGCTGGCTGTTAGATCCCAGATTTGTACGAAGTCTTTGTCTTCCGCTTTCCTAATGCCTCGCCCAATAGATTGTATAACCCTGACAAAGCTCTTTCCGGGTTCCACAAGAACCAGATTAAAAATCCTTGGAATATTAATACCCACAGCGGCCACACCGTAAGTCGCCACAATAGTCTTATTATCACTAATTTTAATTTCGTCATATTCTTCTTTCCGATCTTTGGTTTTAACAGATCCAGAAATAAACACGCAGTCTTTTAACTGTTCAGTGATCATTTTTCCAGATTCAATTCTATCAACCAATACCAATGTATTTCCTGTTTGGCTGATCTTTTCTATCAGGGCTATTATATAATCAATCCTGGTTCGATCTGTGACCAGATATTTTAGTTCTTCGGCATAGCCTGCAAATTCTTTCCATTCAGCAGTTTGTATGATGTTGACATGACAGTTGCTGAGTACACCTTTTTCCTGTAAGTCGTGTGCACTTACACGCCCGACCACATCACCAAGGCTCACACGAATATTTTGAAAATTTATGTCTTCTTTGGGAACCGTGCCTGTGAGTCCCCATCGTATCGGTGTATTCCTTAAATTCTGTGTCAGAAGTTTTTTAAGTACATCAGCCTTGGCCATATGTACCTCGTCCACGATCACTGTGCTGACACCTTCTAAAAATTCTGCCAATGTCAACAGTTCTGAATCTCGGTCAAAATCCTTGGATTTTTTATCTAAAATATTCAAACTTTGCCAAGTACAAATGGTGTGTGTTCGACCCAGTTCTTTTCGGTCTCCATAGTACACACCTACGTCTAGACCTACGTTTCTAAAATCTTCTTCGGTCTGTTCAACCAAACTTTTGTTGGGTACTATGGTGATTGTTCGACCATATTTTTCACAAATTTTACTGAGAGTAGCAGTCATGATGGTCTTGCCTGCACCAGTGGCTACTTCTTGTAAACTTTGTGGATTACTTAAAAAATTATTTACAACTTCAACTTGGTCATCACGTAGTCTAATAGGTTGGCCGGCAAAACGATGTCCTTCGGGCCAGCATTTTTCACCCCAAAAATCCTCAGAAATTCTGTCAAATTCCAAGGGAGGATTTGTGCGCTGATCTTCAACTTCAATGTAGTAGTTTCTTGATTCGATAAATTCTAAAACTGGTCCCAACATGTTGACATAGGTAGTTCCGCCCAGCCCAAAAAAACTCACACTGCCGTCCCAACGACCTAATTTATAACTGGGTCTAAACCTTGCTGTAGGGTCCTCTAACTTGAATTTTTTGACCAAGGCTTTGCGCACATCAAGATCTAAATTTTCAATCTTGACATTGACTTCGTCTCGTATTATGACTTTACAGGTTGACAAGTTGAATGTCCTTTAATATTTGTTGGTCTGTATAGTATAACACATTTTGACAGTTTTTAACATAGTCTTTGATGGTATAATGCACATGATAAAACCCCAAATTAATCACGCACTGAAATTTGATATTACTTTTAAAAATTGGTTTAGGTACTTTACCACAAATAAAAACAAATCGAGTATGTTCAGAGATAGGATTATTTAGACCTTGATTTTTTATAAAATCATTGAAATTTTTACCATTTTTTTCTGATGATAATCTAAACATAACACTCATTGATTTGTTGTCATATCCTTCCGCTATCAAAAACTCATGGAACATTGATAATTTTTGATATTCTTCGCCGGCAGGAACTATGATCAAACATGGATCCATGAATTTCAAC